TCAAGTGGAAGTTCAATTATTGGAATTGGTTCTACATTCATAGATAATGTTTATCAGGTCGCGGCAGTTTCTATTGCTAACACTGATGTTATTGGACAGGGAACCACCACTGTAGCAAAAGTGACGGTAAGTCTTGCATCAAACGATTCTATCACTGGACTTGGATACAGTGCTTTCTTTGGACAGTATTCTTGGGGTAGAGTCACTCTTGCAGGAAGAACTGATCCTAATGCATTCAGTGCTTATACAAATGATGGAATTACAGGTCTTAGCACCTCCGCAATTTTACGCAGAGTCAATCCTCTAAAATTCGTAGATTACACTTCATAAATAAATAAAAAACCAGTAAAATGGCAGCAATAATTACTGACCAACTTCGTATACTAAACGCTAAAAACTTTGTATCCGGGGTTGGTTCAACTGGAAATTCTTATTATTCGTTTGTGGGTGTTCCAAATCCTACAGACTTTGATAGTGCGTGGAATACAACACCCCCATCCCCTAAGGATAATTTTAATGAGGAGAACCAATATTGGGATACCATGATTGGTTTGAAAAAAATCACTGATGATGATTGTAAGCAAGTTGTCACCAAGTTAACCTGGTCATCAGGTACAACTTATGACATGTATAGACATGATATAAGTGTTACTAATACTTCTCAACCATCTAATGCAGTTGACTTATATTCTGCGAACTATTATATTCTGAACAGTGACTATAGAGTATATGTTTGCTTACAGAATGGAACTTCTCCTGAAAATCCATCTGGTAGACCGTCTTTAGACGAACCAACATTTACTGACTTAGAACCAAGAGCTGCCGGAACAAGTGGTGATGGATATATTTGGAAATATCTGTATACAATCAAACCTGGCGATATTGTCAAGTTTGATGGAACAAACTACATGCCTGTTCCAAAGAAATGGGAAACTAATACAACAGATTCTGCTGTTAGAGACAACGCAGCAACGAGTGGTCAACTGAAAATCGTTACGATTACAAATCGTGGAGTAGGATTAGGAACTGCTAATAGAACTTATACTAAAGTTCCCATCAGAGGTGATGGTAGAGGTGCTGAAGCAACAGTTGTAATTAATAATGATTCAAAGGTTGAAAGTGTAACGGTTTCAAAAGGTGGTTCTGGATATACTTTTGGTACTCTCGATTTAGCAGGTGGTGGAGTTCCAACAGGATCTACTTCACCAGTATTCAACGTAATAATTCCTCCACAAGGTGGACATGGAGCAGATATCTATAGAGAGTTGGGAGCATACAATGTTCTCATGTATTCTAGAATTGAAAATGATACAGAGAATCCAGATTTTATCACTGGAAATGAAATCGCTAGAGTTGGAATCGTAGAGAGTCCAAAAGCATATAATTCCTCTAGTATTCTTGAACTTGACAAAGCAAGTGCAGTCTATGCATTGAAACTAGTTGGAACTGGTTATAGTTCTGTGGTCTTCAATCCTGATACGAATATCAATCAAACCATCGGTGTTGGATCAACTGCTTTTGGAAGAGTGGTTTCATATGATCAAACAACTGGAGTTCTGAAGTATTGGCAAGATAGATCTGCTGCTGGATTTACAACTGCCGGAACACAGAATTCATCACCCACTTATGGATTTGAACTTCACAGATTTACTGCAGATATTGGATCTGGTGGTTCACTAGATATTATTGGTGGAAGTTCAACACTCGGCATCCAAACAACGTTTGGAAGCAGTTCAAATCCGGGTGTCAGCACCGTAATAAATAGTAGGACCTACTACCTAGGACAATCTTTTATTAAAGGTGTGTCTCAACCAGAAGTACAAAAATATTCTGGAAATATAATATACGTTGATAATAGACCCTCAATCACAAGGTCATCTAGTCAAAAAGAAGATATCAAAGTTATTTTGCAATTCTAAGGAACTATGTCACAAGAAACCAACCTCAATGTAGCTCCATATTTTGATGACTATGATGAACCGGTAATTGGAGGAAAAGCAAACGATTACTATAAAGTTCTTTTCAAGCCCGGATATCCAGTTCAGGCAAGAGAACTTACAACTCTTCAATCTATTCTACAAAATCAGGTAGAGCAGTTTGGTAACCACTTTTTCAAAGAGGGTGCCAAAGTAATTCCGGGTGATCTGACCTATATTCCAAATTTTTATGCAGTTGAAGTTGACACTGAGTTTTTAGGTATTCCAGTTTCACTTTATCTGGACAATCTTGTAGGATTGAAGATAAGAGGTGAAGATTCTGGTGTTGTTGCAAAAGTAAAGAAAGTTCTGAGTCTCACTGAATCAGATAGAGGCACTGTAACCCTTTATGTCGATTACTTTGAGTCAAATCAGACAAATTTATCCTCACGTAATTTCAATGATGGGGAAAATTTGATTACAGAATCAAATATTACCTTTGGAAATAGTTTTATTAGTGCTGGTGAAGGATTTGCACGTACAATCACTGAAAATTCAACCTCTACTGGTTCTGCGTTTGCAATCGGAGAAGGAATTTATTTCCTTAGAGGGTATTTTGTCGCAGTTGATAATGAAATTCTGATTCTCGATCAGTATACCAATCAACCTTCATATAGAGTTGGATTGGAGATCATAGAGGAACTTGTTTCTGCTGATGTTGATCCATATTTGAACGATAATGCAAATGGATTCAACAACTATGCTGCACCTGGAGCAGATAGACTCAAGATTACTGCTAAACTTGCGAAAAGAGGTCTTGAGGACTTTGAAACTCCTAATTTTGTCGAACTTGCAAACGTCAAGGACGGTATTTTAAGAAGTATAAACAAAAATACGAATTATAATCTTATTGCAGATGAATTTGCAAGAAGAACTTTCGATGAATCTGGTAATTATTACGTAAAATCATTTGACGTATTTACAAAAGAAAGTCTAAATGATGGAAAAGGAAATGAGGGAATTTATAAATCAAGTCAACTAACAAGTAGTGGATTTGAACCAAGTGATGATTTGTATGTTGTCAAGGTTGGTCCTGGAAAAGCATATGTGAAAGGATATGAGACTGAAACTATTGCTCCAACATTTATTGATGCTCCAAAACCAAGAACAACTGATCTTTTAGAAAATCAGTCAATCAATTTCAACTTTGGATCTACCCTAAAAGTAAACAGAGTATCTGGTGCCCCCTCTATTGGTATCAATACATCCTCTACTATTAGTCTTAGAGATTCAAGAGTAGGATTGAGTTCATACTCGGAAAACGGAAGAGAGATTGGTATAGCAAGAGTATATGATTTTGCACTTGAGTCTGGTGGATATGACACTGCAAATACAAACTTAAATCAATGGGATATTTCTCTGTATGATGTTCAAACATACGGCGATCTCTCACTAAATGAAGCAGTAACTCTGACTGTTCCAACAAGGATAAAAGGAGACTCAAGTGGTGCTACTGCATTCTTGAGATACGCTGTTTCATCTGGAGTTGCACTGACTGTATATCAGAAAAATGGCGATTTTATCAATGGAGAAAAACTTACATTTGATAATTCCACAGAGACAAGAGTAAGCACAGCGTTTACAAGCTATGGATTATCAAACGTACAATCTCTGTATGCAAATGTAGGAGCGTCCAAAACTTTCTCTGCAGATATTATACCATCTGTTTCAACTAGAATTCCTAGTGGAAACGCTCAGATGTCTGGTACAACTAATGCGTCGGGAACTATTTCAACCATTACGAGTCCAACAGTAGCATTTCCAGGAATTGTTACAACAGGTAATTTGATTCAATATACGAGAGATGGATTTACTACACCATCCTTTGCAAAGATCACTCAAGTAAACACTAATTCTATTATTGTTACTGGAGTCACAACTGTAACTGGTGTTTGTGATGGAGGTTTTTCAACCTCTGATATTCAACTAAATGATTTGTCATTGCTGTTTACAGAGACAAAGAAAACAGATAATGACGAAAATCTTTTTGCATTACTTCCAAAACGAAATGTTGAGTCGGTTGATCTGACTAGTTCTTCAATCGTATTGAGAAAAGAATACATTGTAAATATTACCAATAATTCTACAGGAACTGTTAATGCTGGAACAAATCTGATCTTTTTACCATTTGATGAAGAAAGATATGTCCTTGCAAGAACTGATGGTACACTTGAACCACTATCTGAAGATAAATTTGACATCAAGGCAGGAAGTGGTCAATTAGTCATCAATGGTCTAGGTGCAAATGATACTGGCGCAACTCTTGTAGCAACGGTTAGAAAAGATGTAGTAACAACAAAACCAAAAAGAAAATCGACCATTGAAAGTCTTATCGTTAGTAAGTCGATTCATAATTACTCGGGTGCTGGATCAACTACCATAAATGATGGATTGACAAAAGGAAACTATCCTTTTGGAACAAGAGTACAAGATGAAAAGATTTCACTCAATGTTCCAGACGTTATCAAAATTCATGCGATTTATGAGTCTAAAAACGCATCTGCACCAGTAACTCCAAGTCTTGTCGTGGGATCTTTAGATGGTCCTACATCTAAAACAGATGACTTGCTTATTGGTGAGGAGTTTGTTGGAACTATCAGTGGAGCAAGAGGAATTTATGTTGAACAATTAAATAGTTCAAAGGTTTCTTTTGCATACCTCAATAATAATGTTTTTCAACAAGGAGAAATTGTAAACTTCTTAACTTCAGGTGTCAGCGGTGTTGCTGGAACTTTGGATCAAGGAAGCACTAATGTTACCAATAATTTCCAGTTTGATAATGGACAAACTAAAACTTATTATGGATATAGTTTTATAACTAGAAAGCAAAATATCAAGGCACCTACGAGACAACTCAAAGTAGTGTTTGCCAAAGGATATTACGATTCATCTGATACTGGCGATATTACAAATGCATCATCTTATGAAGGATTTAATTATGGAAAAGATATTCAATCAATCGGCAGAGTAAGAAACACTGATATTATTGACGTTAGACCAAGAGTTGTTGATTTTACTCCTTCAGAAGGATCAAGATCCCCATTTGAGTTTGTAGGAAGATCTTTTGCTGATGGAACTCACAGTTCAGATCATGTATTTGCGTCTGATGAATCTCAGACAATCAACTTTAGATATTATCTTCCAAGAATTGATAGGGTATTCATCACAAAGGATGGTGTAATTCAACTTAAGGTTGGTGAACCATCAGATAATCCAAAACTACCAGGTGGAATCTCTGATGGACTTAACATCGCAAATATTGCATTACCACCATTCTTATATAATGTAAAGGATGCTGAAATCTCTTTTGTCAAGCATAAGAGATATCAAATGACAGATATTTCTAATCTTGAGACTAGAATCAAGAATCTTGAGTATTATACAAGTCTGTCATTACTAGAATCGAATACATCAAATCTCTTCGTTTCTGATTCTCAAGGTCTGAATAGATTTAAGTCTGGTTTCTTGATCGACAATTTCTCATCCGTTGATATTCAAGACAATAGTTTAGGAGTCAAGAATAGTGTTGACCTTCAAAATGGACAACTTAGAGCGTCACACTATACAACTCAACTAAATCTTGAAATTGGATCTGATGCCATCGCTGGTTTAGGAACCACATCAAATACATCTGTTGATAGAAACTTCCTTCAAAACATCACTGGAACAAACATTAGAAGAACCGGTGATGTGATTAGTTTAGACTACACAGAGTCTCTCTGGTTACAACAACCATTTGCAACTAGAGTTGAAAATGTAACTCCTTATCTTGTAAAAGATTATGAAGGAACTATTGAACTAACTCCTACTGTTGACGTATGGATTGACGTAAACCGTCTTGAATTGCGTGATGTAATGATGGAGGGTTCTTTCCGTGGTGTTGCAGAGGCACTTAGAGCAGATATAACTGATCAAGCTGATGGATCAAGACTCGGTGTAAGTCCTATTATTTGGAACTCTTGGGAGACTAATAATATTCGTCAGGATCTTGGAATGACACTAGATGTAGATGTAAATACATCTATGAGCACCACTGAAGGTGCTGGTGGTGAGCAAACAGTATCATCAACAACTAGTGTTGATGTCGGTGGAAGTGTAAGTCTTACCACAAATCTAGATCAGCGTAGATCTGGTATTCAGCACACTGTTAGAGAACAGATTGATACTGAATCATTAGGAGACAGAATTGTAAGTAGAAATATTATTCAATTCATGCGTTCAAGGAACATTATGTTCACTTCTAGACGTATGAAACCAAATACACAACTTTATTCATTCTTTGATGGAGTTGATGTAACTGATTTCTGCACACCGAAATTACTTGAAATTTCGATGACTGAAGGAACTTTCCAAATTGGTGAAAATGTAATTGGTATTATGCCAACTGCACAAGTTGTTGACGGATTTGATAGTTCTACTCTTCCTTACATTTCATTCAGAGTGGCAAACTCAAATCATAAGTTTGGTCCATATAATGATCCAACTGATTTCTTTGATGTCAATCCATATGATAGAGACAATGTTGTTCCTGCAACTTACTCTACAACTAGCACAACGCTGAATGTCGATACTTTTAGTCTTTCTAATGAAAGACAACCTGAATTCTGGGGATGGGCAAGAACTGGAATGATTCTTAGAGGTCAGACAAGTGGAGCCGTAGCAACAGTTAATAATGTAAGATTGGTTGCAGATAGAGTTGGCACCATGATTGGTGCATTCTTAGTTCCCGATGGAAATGTCCCCGGTAACCCATCATTTGAAACTGGAAGAAACGTATTTAGACTTACTAGCAGTTCAATTAATAGTAGAATTGGAGGTGTTGTTACTTCATCTGCAGAGGAAATATTCTTCTCTCAAGGTGACATTGACAACACTCAAGAAGTTACCCTCTCTCTTAGAAATGCAAGAGTAGAACATGAAGAGTTTGAGCAAACAAGAACACTTACCGCAAGTTCTACTGCCACTGCCAATGCAGGTAGCACAAGCACATCTAGTACAACTGTTAGAGCAGTACAACAAAACATCACTAATGTTACTAACAACGTAACTAATGTAACACAAGTTAGAAGAGACCCACTTGCACAATCATTCTATGTTGATGATGCAACAGGTATCTTTGTTACAAGTTTGAATGTTTATTTCAGAACAAAAGATGATTCTCTCCCTGTATATTGTCAATTGAGAGAAATTCAAGTTGGTATGCCAACATTGAAAATCTTACCTTTCTCTGAAGTAGAACTTACACCCGAAAAAGTGAATGTTTCTGATGATGGTACAGCAGTTACAACATTTACCTTTGATTCTCCAGTTTATTTGAATGGTCTTAGAGAATATGCAATTGTTCTTCTTTCAGACTCGACTGAGTATACCGCTTGGATCTCTAGACTTGGTGAAGCAGATGTAACTAGTGCTGCATCTGAGGCAGGACAGGTATTTGTCTCTGCACAACCAGTTCTTGGATCACTGTTCAAATCACAAAACGCATCAAGTTGGGATGCAAGTCAGTATGAAGACCTTAAGTTTGATCTCTATAGAGCAGACTTTGTTGAAACAGGATCTGTTCAGTTCTTCAATCCTAAACTTCCCACAAACGGATTATCAAATCTCAGAAATAATCCTTTTGATGTTGATTCTAAAACAATTAGAGTTGGTCTTGGAACCACTGTCAATGATTCGGATTTGACAGTTGGTAATACAATTACTCAACTTACATCTGGAGCAACAGGTAATTTTGTTGGAAGTGCAGGAACAATCGCGACACTTTCAATAACAAATCCTGGTCTTGGATATACTCCAGCAAGTGGTGGAACCACATATAATAACCTTACTCTGACTAATGTCACTGGCACCGGTAGAAATGGATTAGCAAATATCACGATCAATGGTGGAGTTGCAGTTGGTGCAACCATATCTGATGGTGGTATTGGATATTCAGTTGGTGATTTACTAACCGTATCAAACATTGGTGTTTCATCTGTTGGTAGAAATCTCAGATTGAGTGTTGGATCGATATCAGGTGCTAATGAATTGATTATCAATGATGTTCAAGGAGACTTTACTGTTGGTGCTGGAGGCACTCTGACGTTTGTCAATAACTCTGGATTATCAACAGATCTTAATTCTGCTGCTAATGGAAATGTTATCATAACAAGCACACCTCAGGTTGTTACTGATGGACTTCACTTTAGAGTCAATCACAGAAACCATGGAATGCATTCCGATGTCAATAAGGTTGTTATTACTGGAGCAAAGTCTGACGTTGCACCTACGACTTTATCAGTTGACTATTCATCCTCTTCTACATCTAGCATATCTGTTGGAAGCACCGCTAATTTCACTTCATTCGAGGGAGTGAGTGTTGGAAGCACCAATCCTGGATATGCAATTATCAATGATGAAATTATCAAGTATACCGGACACTCTGATAATACTTTGACAGGTATTACGAGAGCAATAAATGGAACAAAGGCTTTCCCTTATTCAAGCGGAAACTTGGTTTACAAGTATGAAATGAATAATGTATCTCTGCTTAGAATCAACAAAACACACACCTTAAGTGATGCGAGCATAGCAGATCAAATTGGACTTGATCATTATAATTTGAAAATTGATGTGTCTTCTGGTGACGACACCACAGATAGAACTGGTGCTAGTTTCCCCAAACTATTCTTCAGAGAGTCTGATTTCTTCGGTGGCGGAGACGTTGAGGCAACTTACAATGTTCCATTTGAAATTATTACTCCTAAGTTAGAAGTAATCAATCCAAAACTCACTACTCTTTCTGCTGCTGCTAGAACAATATCTGGACAAAGTATTGACGGAGCAGAAACACCATATGTTGATAAGGGATTCCAAGCAGTTTCTCTTAACAATAATAATTTCTTCTCATCACCAAGAGTTGTTGCATCTCAAGTGAATGAGGATGCAAGATTACCTAATCTACCCGGTAAGAAGTCCTTCAGTATGAATTGTGATTTACTGAGTGCTGATTCTAGATTATCTCCATGTATTGATCTTACAAGATCTAGCATCATCTTTACATCTAACAGAGTCAACGCTCCTATTTCAAACTATATCACTGATAGTAGAGCGAACACCATTGATAATGATCCTAATGCATTCTATTATGTTTCAAAACCAGTCTCACTTGAAAATTCTGCAACAGCATTGAAGATTATCTTGACTGGTGCAATCAATGAAGCTAATGATATTCGTGCATTCTTTGCTCTTCAAAACGATATCAATGAGACTCCAATTTTCGCACCTTTCCCCGGATACAATAATCTGACTAATAATCTTGACACGATTGACCCATCAAATAGCGATGGAACAACCGATACATTACTTGTCAAGAATACTTTCTATGACTATACTCCGGGTCCAAGGTCATTCAAAGAGTTGACTTTCACCGCTGACAATTTACCATCATTCAAGATCTTTAGAGTCAAATTGGTGCTCACGTCAACAAACCAGGCAATAGTCCCTGTGATTCAAGACCTTCGTGCTATTGCCCTTGCTTGATATGGAAAATCTTATTCCTGTAGATGGCAATAAATCTCTCTTTAGAGATCCTCAAACAAATGCCATTATTAATACAAACAAAAGTGAGTATGAGTCCTATATTATGAGACGAAAAATGCACACGAGTGAACAGGAAAGAATCGAATCAATCGAGGATGATCTTGGTTCAATCAAAAGTGACATTGATGAAATCAAATTCTTATTGAGGAGGTTAGCAAATGGATCCTGATCAAATAGAACTCAAGAACTTAACTAAAAGTTTTGAATATATCAAACTAGCATCTGAGATAGATAGTTGCGATGATCGTGAAACTCTTAGAAACATCGCAAAATCTTTTTGCAAACTTTATTATAAACAACAAGAAACAATGCAAGTTATAGGTATAGAAAATGGCGGTTAATAGCATCACCTTCGATCCAGATGCAGGAGTTCCTTATGGTGTTAATCTAACCATTAACACCGGTTCTGATTTTGAGAGTAATTTCAATATTGTTAGAACATCTAGTGCAGCGTTTGATCTTACAGGTTACTCTGGATCTGCACAACTAGCGAAAAGTGTTGCTATTGGTGCCACCATCGGTGCGGTTGCAACCTTCAATGTTGGATTCACAAGTGCTGCTGCTGGTAAAATCAAAATTTCTTTGGGTTCAACAAGTACAAGAAATTTGAAAGAAGGAAGATATGTATATGATGTGATTGTAAGTTCTGGATCTACTGTTTACAATATCATAAACGGAAATATATTAGTTTTATCTGGTGTATCCTCTGCACCATAAATATATCAAGGGGAAAATGTGGGTAAATGGCACAACCAACAAGTAGATCAGAATTAATCAATTATTGTAAACGGAAACTGGGTGCTCCAGTTTTGGAGATCAATGTTGCCGATGAGCAGATTGAAGATTGTGTTGATGATGCCATTCAATTATTTCAAGAGAGACACTTTGATGGTGTTTCTCAAATGTACCTGAAATATCAAATCACACAAGATGATATTGATAGAGGAAGAGCACCTGGTAATAATACCACTGCTGGAATCACTACAACAACAGCAGAGGCAACCATCGTTGGTGCGGCAACAACTTTTTCATATAAGGAAAATAGCAACTATTTACAAATTCCTCCAGCGGTGATTGGAGTAAACAAAATATTTCATTTTGACGGAACAAACACTGTAACTAATAACATGTTCAGTGTTAAATATCAATTATTCATGAATGATATTTACTATTTCGGATCTACTGAAATACTTACATATGCGATGGTCAAAACATATTTGGAAGATATTGATTTTCTTTTGACCACACAAAAGCAAATAAGATTCAATCAAAGGATGGATAGATTATATCTTGATATTGATTGGGGAAGCGTCAGTGTCGATGATTACATCATCATTGATTGCTTTAGAGTATTGAATCCAAATGATTTTACAAGAGTGTATAACGATCCGTTCCTCAAAAAATATTTGACTGCATTGATCAAAAAGCAGTGGGGACAGAACCTAATAAAGTTCCAAGGAGTCAAGTTACCAGGCGGTGTTGAACTAAATGGTAGACAAATATATGATGACGCGGAAAAAGAACTTGAATCGATTATGGAAAAAATGTCTAATACTTATGAATTACCACCTTTAGACATGATAGGATAATGTTATGCTTAATCCATTTTTTCAACAGGGTTCAAAAGGCGAACAAAGTCTTGTTCAAAGTCTAATAAACGAACAACTAAAAATTTACGGGGTTGAAGTATATTATCTTCCCAGAATTTATGCTACGAAAAACTCCGCGATAAAAGAGGTAATAGAATCAAAATTTACTAATGCATATCCTATTGAAGCGTATGTTGATTCATATGATGGATATGGTGGACTTGGAACTCTCATGTCCAAGTTTGGAATTCAAGAGCAAGATGATCTTACCATAATTGTCTCAAAAGAGAGATATGAAAATTACATCAGTCCTCTGATAAAAAACATACCGAATATTGAATTGTCAACCAGACCAAAAGAAGGAGATCTCATATATTTCCCTCTTGGAGATAGACTTTTTGAAATCAAATATGTAGAGCATGAAAAACCATTTTATCAATTACAAAAAAATTATGTTTATGAACTGAGATGTGAACTCTTCAGAGTTGAGGATGAAGTTGTTGATACCGACGTTTCCTCTATTGACGATAACTTAATTGATCAGGGTTATATTCAAACACTAACTCTGGTAGGGTCTGCTGTTACAGCAACTGCTATTACTGGTATTGCACAAACTGGCGGATTGAGAAAGATTGTTCTGACAAACAGAGGAGATGGTTTTACCTCACCTCCAAGAGTCGCTATATCTTCTGCTCCGAGCACTGGTCAAACAGCGGTTGGTATTGCAACGATGATATCTGGTTTGGTTGATTGTTATGGAAGCACAGCAGATGATAAAGTTCAAGGTGTTGAAATTATCAATCCTGGATTTGGATACACTGTAGCACCAGGAATATCTTTCGTTGGTGGAGGTGGTGCAGGTGTTGCTGCAACCACTGAAATAGCAGATGGTACGATTGGAATTATCACTGTTTCTGATGGTGGTAATGGATATAGCACTGCACCACTGGTGACCATTGCTGGTCCTGGAATAGGCACCACAGCGTCTGCAACGGCGCTAATTAGTTCTGCGGGCATAGTTACGTCTATTCGCATTACAGACGCTGGTGTGGGGTATACAGTCGCTCCTACGATCACTATTGGTTCTCCAAGTGTTGGCAGCTCTGGAAACTTTATATTCAATGAAACCGTAACTGGATCTGCAAGCAGCACTACTGCCATTGTCAATAATTGGGATGCTTCTACTAATGTACTCGAAATCAAAGTTGTTAGCGGCACATTTGTTGTTGGTGAAAATATCGTTGGTTCTGAAAGCGGCGCGTCAAGAGAACTCAGAGTATTGAATACTGACGATGCCGTTACTCCATATGCACAGAATGATGTCTTTGAATCAGAGGCAGATTCATTCTTAGATTTCTCTGAGACCAATCCATTTGGCAATCCATAAATAATATTATGGTTTTGTTAAATTTCTTACAGTCCTAAAAAAATGTTTGAATATTTTTATCACGAAATTCTAAGAAGAACTATCATATCTTTTGGTACGTTGTTTAATGATATTAACATTAGACACTCTGATAGTAGTGACAATACTGTAAGCGAAATGAAGGTTCCGCTAGCATATGGACCTTCACAAAAATTCTTGGCAAGATTGGAACAACAATCTAATCTAAACAAGCCAGTGCAAATGACACTGCCAAGAATGTCATTTGAATTTATTGGATTGAGTTATGATCCCACAAGAAAAGTAACTACAACTCAACAGTTTATCACTGGAACAAAATCAGATAAGAAAGAAGCAAGAAAAACATATCTTCCTGTTCCATATAACATGTCATTTGAACTTAGTGTAATGACTAAGTTGAATGATGATATGCTTCAGATTGTTGAACAAATTTTACCTTATTTCCAACCTGCATATAACTTATCAGTAAATCTAGTTGAGACAATAGGCGAAAAAAGAGATATTCCAGTCATTCTTGATAGCGTGACTATGAATGACGATTATGAAGGAGATTTCAGTACTAGAAGAGCACTAATTTATACTTTCCGTTTTACAGCAAAAACTTACCTGTTTGGTCCAGTTTCTTCTGCAACAAAGGACATTATCAAAAAGGTTTCTGTTTCTTACGTTGCAGCATCATCCTCTGGTTCGGAATCGAGAAGTGGTGCAAGAGATCTTACTTATGCAGTTGAGCCAAGAGCAACTAAAAATTATGATGGTGTTATTGCAACCAATTTGACAAACGACATCAGTGCTAGTGATGTCACCTTTGATGTTACTGACGGAACTAAATTGGTCAAAGATGGTTATATCATCATTGACAATGAATCTCTTCTTGTTGAGACAATTACAGGCAATAACATCATTGTGAAGAGGGGTCAAGATGGCACAGGAGCAGTCTCACACGTTGCTGGTGCTGGTATAGGCACGATTACCGCAGCTGATAACGTTCTCATAGAATTTGGTGATGACTTTGGTTTTGATGGGAGTATCTCATGAAAATGTCTAAAAAGTTCGATGGACTAAATGATGCTTTTGATGTAGAAAGTCAAATAGTTCCATCCGATCCAGTTACAAAAATTGAAAAGGTTCGTGAAACAGCGAGTGATATCAAAAAAGATTATGATTACACTCGTGGCAACTTATACTCGTTGATCGAAAAGGGGCAAGAGGCAGTAAATGGTATTTTGGAACTTGCTCAAGAGTCTGATCAACCTAGAGCGTATGAAGTTGCTGGTCAATTAATAAAATCAGTCGCTGATGCAACTGACAAACTAATGGAACTGCAGAAGAAACTCAAAGATGTTGAGGAGGATTCTCAAAAAGGTCCTACTAATGTAACAAATGCTTTATTTGTCGGATCTACAGCAGACCTTGCAAAACTTTTGAAATCTCAACAGAAAGAGAACGATAAATAAAACTGGGAGAGAAATCCCAAGGTAATCTTACTTATAATTTAATGGCGGAAGCTGACGATAAAAATTTGCCATCCATAGAAGATTTTCTTCCGAAAGTAGATGAAGAACTGCCTTCTGTTGAGGATTATCTTGAGGAAGAAGTAGAAAATATTTTAGTTGAAGAAAACGAGGAAACAGAGGATTCGATTGAGGAAGAAGTCGAACGTCCTGTTGATCTTACAGAAGTTTTACACCTTATCAATAAGGTAAGAGAGGATATTCCTAATATCCCAGAAATTAAGTATTATGATTCTGAGTTAGAAAGAATTTGTGAGATTATTGATGAAGTAAAAGAGTCAATACCCACAATACCTGAAGTAAAATATTATGATCAGGAGATAGAGGTAATATGTGATCAAATTGATCAGGTAAGAGAATTTATCACAACTAAAATAAATGATCTTCCTGAAGTAAAATATTATGATGAGCAAGTTCAGAATATTGAAGACAGAATTGATACTGTAATTCAAGAAGTTGCTAACCTTCCTGAACCAAAATATTATGAAAGTGATATTCTTTCAATAAGAGAAGATATCGAGAGTGTTCGTAATAGTATTCCTAAGTTTCCAAAATGGGTAAATGAGGTAAACGAAGTTCCTGATTTTTCATGGATCGGTAAAACCTTTAGCGTAATTGATGATGATTTTATCAAGGTAAATGATACCATCAACACTCTTGAAGAGAACCTTAATATTGAACTAAAAAAATTATTAGAAGAAAATGAAGTAAAGCACTTTGAAAACAGAGTTCAATTTGGAACAGAAGTAAAAGACTTAGACAAAAAAATTGGTGAAGAAAAAGATAAAATTTGGAAAGAACTTAGAGAAGCATCATTACGTATTTGGGAATATCATCATGAGTTCAAAGATGATGATAGAAAACTAAAGAAACAAATCAAAGGTGATTACAATAAACTAAAAGAAAATCTAAATCAGAAATTAGAAGGATTCAATTTAGATAGTCAAAAGACTGATGAGTTACTTCTTAAGTATTTTACTGATCTGAGAGAAGAAGTTGAGAATCTTCCAGAAGTAAAATATTATGATGACGAAATAAAAAATCTTAGAGAAGATTTTATTGACCTCAGAGTGTTAGTAAAAACTATCAGAGAGGAACAACAATCACTCATAGAGGGTCTTCTCAATGAACCTCCAAGTGAAAAAGAATCCGTAGGAAATCAAGTTGATCCATTAACACCGATGGATCAAAACTTTGCAACCCTTGAAGATCTTGAAAAGCACTATAGACTTTTCATCAATAGAATTCAACAACAAATTTCCACTATCGGTGGTGGTGGAGCAGGTTTCATCAAAGATCTTGATGATGTTACCTTTGATGCTGGCATTGGAACTAATAAACTTCTCATTTATAATGGCAATAAATGGGTTGGCATTGCAAGCACAGCAATTTCGGGATCTACGACCTTAGACGAAGTTTTATCAGAGGGCAATGTATCAACAACAGGAATGTCTGTTGGTGTATTGACTGCGACAAATGCATTCTTCAATGGTGATGTAACTATCAGTGGTATTCTAACCACTGATCAAAAGAGAAATGTTGATTCCATCGGATTGATCACTGCACGTAGCGGTATCAATGTTGGTTATGACTATGATGGTGGAACTGGTATTGGTGTTACAATCACTGCTAATGGTAATGCTAACTTTGTTGGTGTTGTTACTGCCTCAACAATTAGAGCGTCTTCTGCACTTTATCCTCCACTATATACAACAGTGCAAAGAGATGCAGGAACATTCTCTGCAGGTGCGATTATCTTCAATTCAACTACATCAAAATTAGAATTTTACGATGGAACAACTTGGCAGTCACTGCCAGGTATGACACTTGGTCTTACTGTTGCATTAGACGGATAATGAAAAGTTTTAGACAGTTTCTAGAAGAGACACCAACAAATCATGCTAATGATGCAGACACTCAAGGAGGATTTGCACAGGCAGCAACTGATAGTGGACCCGTTGCAGGATTTGATAAAACGTTGTTGCCACAAGGTGATGATTTATTATCACAGGATTATCAAACTCCTGCTGAAACTGGCGAAGCAAAATATAGATTCAACAACATTTATCCAGTCCTGAAAGTATCACTCAAAAATAGTCAAGGTGATGGACCAAGTATAGATCAAATGGTATATGCCTCTAAAGAATACGTCAAGTTAATGGACGATAGCACCATTCAACGTATCCGTAAACACTTTTCTCAATTCAGAGAAGAATGGAGTGCTAAATACAAGCGCAGTATTGATTGCTCGAACCCAAAAGGTTTTTCTCAAAAAGCACATTGTGCAGGGAGAAAAAAGAGAGCAAAGTAAACTTCGCTAGGTGTTGAAATGAAACCTCTTAAGATTGCAACTATTGGACTAGGTGCATTGATTGGCGTAGCACATATCGGTGTCTTAGGTCATCTGATTAGGCAAACCCCTGAGCGCGTCATTCAGGTTCCAACTATTAACATCCCAAGCGGAACTCCTTACTCTTCATATAAGATTGAAGCAGGGAAAGATGGATATAAGATTGAATATAAAGCAAATGATCCTGCTATTCTTGAATCACAGAGATCATTAGACCTTAATAAAACTCAAAGCGGTTTCTTCGGTGGTAACAAATACGAGGATCGTAAAGAGTATCGAACTGATCAATATACTATGGAAGGTGTAAGAAATATGGGAGGTGCCTCTTTACCAGGCGAGGGAAAGTCTGCGAAAGACATAGAGTGCATCGTGGCGGACGCTGGAGCACGGTCACAAGGTGCAATGGCAGGAACCGCAATTAGCACTGGACTTTTGGCACCTGCGGTTATAAACATCCCCTATGTTGGATGGTTAGTTGCAGGATGGGCAAATTTACTCGGTCAGAGGGCAGGTGAAGAAGCAGGTTCAAAAGTTGGTTCAGTATTCAATGATTGCTAAATAATAAGAGACTCTGTTCTTTATGAAAAAGTGTCCTCCTGGACAGTATTACTGTTATACCGATAAAAAATGTAAGAAGATCCCGTCCGGTTATTATGTCGGTGCTAGGGGTATGCTTCGTAGTGATCCAAAAAATGGAAACGGTAACGGTAATGGAAAAAATGGAAATGGTAATGGCAACGGAAATGGTAATGGTGTCAACGGCAGTGCTTCTAATGGTAATGGTGGCGCTGGCAATGGTGGAGTAAGCGAAGAGTCTAATCCCAGAATTCCAAGGAAACCTGGGCAACCAGCCAAATCAAAAAAACACTCTGATTTATACACTGACGAAAATCCGAAAGGAACTATTCACGGTCTTGGTTTCAAAGATGTTGCTACTGCAAAAGCAAGCGTAACAAAGATAAGAAACTCAAGTCGTTCTCATGCTCATAAAATCCAGGCAGCAGTTGCCATGGAGCAAAGAGCAAGAGAAATGGGTAAAACCTCAGAGGCAGCAGTATACAGGAAGTTCATTAATTCGATGAAAAAGAAAACTGAGGCAATGAACGAAGAAGGTCTACGTGATTGGTTTGGTAAGTCTAAATCAAAAAGTGGTAAAAAAGGTTGGGTTCAAGTAGTATCAGGAAAACCCTGTGCTCGTCAACCAGGTCAGAAGTCAACACCAAAATGTGTGTCTTCTGCCAAAAGAGCATCAATGACCGATGCTGAAAGAAAATCTGCTCAAAGAAGAAAAAGGGCTGCTGATCCAGGACAACCACAAAAAACTGGAGCAGCAAAACCCACATATGTTTCTACTGATCCAAAAAGAAAGATGAAAAAAGAGCAACTCCAACTTGAGGCAAAAGACAAAAAGGGTAAAGGCAGTGGAACTAAAGATGCCTGTTACCATAAAGTCAAATCAAGATATTCTGTTTGGCCAAGTGCATATGCGTCAGGAGCACTGGTCAAGTGTCGTAAAGTTGGTGCTGCAAACTGGGGAAACAAATCAGAAAGTTTTTCTAATTGGAGGGAGGAACTGGGCGAAGCAAAAAAGTGCTGGCCTGGTTACAAGAAAGTAGGAACGCAAAAACTATTCGGTAAAACTTACAATCGCTGCGTTAAAAAAGAAGATATCGAATTGACAGATGCATATGGTGAAACTTTTGCTGTTGTTTCTGATGTTGTCAAACCAGAAAAGTTAGAAGCAACAGTATGTCCCAGATGTGGTCACAATCCATGCATTTGCGATGATACATATGATATTGATTCTATGATAGAATCTGTTAGAATGCCATCACAAAATGGTAACCTTGTCGATGTTTATTTGAATTGGAGAGGAAAATATTATGCCATTAAAATGTTTTTCCCCAACTCAAAAATGCCAAGACGATCTGATGTTCAAGATCAGATAGTTAAGGTATACCCTGACGCAAGAGTACAATCTTTTCAGGTATCTAAGTATGTCCCAGGACAACCATTCCTCCATGTCTCAGAAGAAAGACAAAAAAACGGAGGAGCAACTCAAGAAATTACTGTATCTGACTCAGCAACACCAGGAGGAGTTTCTGAGGTCTCCGAGGGGTCACAGATAGAGGAAGCATCTAAGTATGACAAAGAAGGTAACGATAAGTTTGATCGTTACAAGCGTATGGTCCGCCATAAGCAAGACAAGTATGGCGTTTCTACATTGAAGCAACGTCTGAAGCACGGTGGTGTTGATCACAACATTGATAATGAGAAGAAAGCGAAGATGAAAAATGAGGAAGTGGAAAAAGTTGATGAATACTATGGAATGGCAGGTGGTATGGGAGGATCACTAAGCAAGAGATTGCGTGACGAAAGACTCAAGTCCCTTCCTAAGACTGATGCTGAAGCAGCAGCAAAAAAGAAAAGAGAGAAAACAGAAGTTGATGAAGATTGGCAGAAAGTCAATCGTAAAGATAAGACTGACGGTTTGAGTCAGAAAGCAGTTGATGCCTATCGTAGAGAGAATCCAGGTTCAAAACTCAAAACTGCTGTAACAACAAAACCTTCTAAACTTAAGAAAGGTTCAAAAGACGCAAATCGTCGTAAGTCTTTTTGTTCCAGAATGAAAGGAATGAAAAAGAGATTGACATCTGCTAAGACTGCGAATGATCCAGATAGCAGAATCAATAAAGCCCTTAGACGTTGGAATTGCTGAGTAAATTATGGTTGATAATGTATATCTTGGCAATCCAAATTTAAAAAAGGCGAATACGCCTATTGAATTTACAGAGGATCAGGTAAAAGAATTTATTCGATGCCAAAATGATCCTGTGTACTTTGCTAGAAAATATGTAAAGATTGTTTCTCTTGATGAGGGTCTTGTTCCTTTTCAACCCTATGATTTTCAAGAGAAACTAATCAATAATTTTCATGAGCATAGATTTAATATCTGCAAGATGCCGCGACAAACTGGTAAATCCACTACAGTGGTATCTTACCTTTTGCATTATGCTGTATTCAATGACAGCGTAAACATTGGCATTCTTGCAAACAAAGCAGCAACCGCTAGAGAGTTGCTCGGAAGATTACAAACTGCGTATGAGAACCTACCCAAGTGGATGCAGCAGGGTATCATTGCATGGAATAAAGGATCTCTGGAGCTAGAAAATGGCAGTAAGATATTGGCAGCTTCTACGTCTGCAAGTGCTGTCCGAGGTATGTCGTTCAACATCCTCT